TGTTCAAGGTTTAGATAATAATTTTAATCTGATTGAAGAAACGATTACTGTAAATGGTGCAGCTTCTACTGCTTCATTCCTAAGAGTTTATAGAGCATTTGTTGCGACTTCTGGGGCGCTAAAGACAAATGATGGTAATATTCTTATATCCACCGCAGCAGCTGGAGGCGGTACAGTTCTTGCTGATATTGGCGTTATTGGTACAGGAACAACTACTGGTTTGGGTCAAACTCAACTTGCACTTTATACAATACCAGCTGGAAAGACTGGTTATCTTACTACTTGGAACGTTGGCGTAGCACCAATGAATAATGCTGTCACGGTGACTTTACTAGCAAGAGAATTAGATGGTGACGCACCATTTAGGTCAAAGGATATTATAGATACCGTAGGCGGATATACTACTCAGAATTATTCAATTCCTTTGCGCTTTCCAGAAAAAACTGATATTGAAGTGAGAGGAGCTGGTGATACTGGTTCAGTTATTTCATCTTCCTTTGATATTATATTAGTTGATAACCCGACATAATGTCACTGTTGCATTATAAGCAATCCGGCTATATCAAATTGGTAACCATTGTTTACCCATTTCTCTAATAAATATATTTGTAAAAAGGATTAAACCTAGACGGTCGCCTAGGATCGGATCACATACATCATATACACATTAGGAGAAATTAAATGACACAACACGTGTTGGCAGCAGCCGGATGGCTAAACCAAGGGGTAGATGGGTTCTTCATCTGGATTAAAAACCTTGGCATCAAATTACAGGCGGCAAAGGCTGCAAGAGAAACTGTAAAAGAACTTTCAGCATTATCAGACTCAGAACTAAGCGATATCGGCATTCCACGTGGCGAAATCAGATACTTAGCGCAACAACACTACAAAGAAATCGTAAATAAAAATCTGAAAGGATGGGTATAATGACTGCAGCAGTAATGAACACAATTGTAAATCCGTTTCTTGGTTTTGGTAAAGGTTTTATGACCTTCGTTGAGATAGCAGGTTATGCAAGAGCAGCCTCAGAATTAGCACGTCACGGCTATTATGAAGAAGCAAAGAATTGCATGATGCAAGTAAAGAGGTTACGCAATGGAAGATAGATTATTTTGACTGCAAGGTCTTGAAATAATAGCTATTGACATTTATATAAAAATATAGTAATATAAATAAAGGAGGGTGGTAAAGCCCTTCTTTTTTTTATCTTAAGGCATCTAATTTAATTATGAAAGAATGGTTTGAAAGAAAAACTGTAGCTGTTGTAGGTAACGCGCAATCACTCATTGAGCAAAGATTTGGTCCTGAAATAGATCAGGCCGAAGTTGTAGTGCGTATTAATCGCGGCGGTTATAGATTTGTAGAATTTCAAAAACAAATGGGAACAAAATTAGATGTTTGGTGTATGCAGAACATGCGACAAAATAAAGCTCACTTTCAAAGACCTCATACACAAAATATTCCAAGGATGCAAATGGATACAATTGATGTATCACCAGAATTTGCAAATTTAGCTGACACTATATTTTCACAAGAAGATCGCAAGGCACTTGATAGTAACTTAACTAAAAAATCTTCAACTGGTTTAAGAGTACTATATTATATATCAAAGTGTAATCCAAAAAAAGTTTTTACTTATGGCTTTGATTGGAAGAAAACTTATTCTTGGCATGAAAGGCGTAAGTGTGTTGCTCATTTATTTAATGAAGAACGAGATTATTGTTTTCAAAACTTTTTTAATACCGATGTCTTTGTTCTTCGCGGTTATCAGGAGTAAATTTCTTTGAAATATTTTGTTTCAGTATCTTCACGATCTACACAAGATTTTGCAAAAACTACAAATAGTCCATCTATTGAGTATTTTAAGGGCCTTCAGCTGAATGAATCGTTTAAAATAAAAGAAAAAGATTTTATACCAAAAGAATACATGGATCATTTTTATAATTCTGATGCAATTGTATTAAACGGTACATGGGGTAATTCTTTAAGAAAAGAGTTACACATTCCAAAAGATTTTGACTACGGAACTATCGGAAATACTTATTTGTGTTACAAACAAAGAAGTGCGGTTTTAGATGTATTAAATTCTCATTGGGTTGATTTAGCAAAAAAACATAATAAGAAAATTGTTGTGTTTGAAAGTCGTACTTTGTCTCGCGCCGAAAATAATTATCGTGAAACCGATCATAAAATGCACGTAAGAGTTTCTTTGGATAGTTGGGTATATGGAGAAGGAAAGTGGTTGCAATCAGAAGATTTTGATACTGTTAGAAAAATAGATGCAGAGCGTTTGTATAATCATTCTTGGAATATAAATGAAGAAGGTTCTATATACATATTTACAGGTCTTGAAACTGACCCAACAAGTACTATGCCAATAAATAAGTTTTTAGAAAGCTCTATTAAAATAATAAGAAAAAATACAAATAGAAGAATCAAAATTAAAATACATCCTGCAAGTAAAATGATTAATAGTTATCAATATTTAACTAAAAAATATAAAAACATAAAGTTTGTTGATATAAAAAGGGATTTTAAAGAATTATACGAAGATATGTATTGCGCTGTCATTAATAATTCTACAAGTATATTTGAATTAATTGATGCAGGGATACCTGTATACTGTTCAGAAGTTAATTTTGGTAAAGACTTAAAAAACATTGATTTAAATACTATAAATAATCCACACTTGGTGTCAAAAGAAGAAATACTTAACTGGGTAAATAAAATGTCTTGTACTGAACTTCCATATAGCTATTTTAAAAACGATGAAGTACTTTATTATACAGAAGCTTTAATAGAGAGGTATAGTTAATGGACTTTAAAGAAAATCAGCATGGAGGCGGAACAAACGTTGACATTCAGGCTTTGATATACGCAAAAGAAACTTGGAATGTAAAAAGTATGATAGATATTGGATGTGGTACAGGAGGACAAGTATTTGAAGCTGCGCAGCTTGGTATGCATGCTTATGGTGTTGATGGGACAAGCGAGTTACCAAAATCAGATAATTTTCAACAAGTGGATTATAGAATAAATTCATCAAGATTTGAATTAGATTTCGATCTTGGTTGGAGTGTAGAGTTTGTTGAACACGTTGAAGAAAAATGTATTCCAATATTTATGAAAGATTTTCGTAAATGCAAAAGAGTTATTCTTACTGCCGCTCCGCCATTTTGGGGTGGTAAAAATCACGTAAACGAACAATCAGAAATCTATTGGGTAAATGTATTTCAGCAATTTGGATTTAATATAAACTTAAAAGAAACTATGGCCGTAAGAAACGCATCAGTTACTTTAATGAACGGACAAATAAGAAAACCTCGACAGCAGTTTGTAAAAATACGTGGTTTAGTATTTGAAAGAAAGGATAACACATGAAAATAAATGCGGTCACGTGTTTTAGTCTTGAAGGTTGGGGAGAAACTGGAGCGTTATTAGTAAAAGGTTTTATACAGCATTGGCCTCAAGATACGTATCTAACTGTATATGTTGACGATCCTATTCCTAAAAGAAATTTGATAAGAGACAATAGAGTACAATATAAAATACTTAAACATCCTGATTTGTTAAAATTTAAAGAAAGACATAAAAATAATAAAGAAGCAAATGGATTAGGTGCCAAATCTAAAAATGGTAATAAAGATTATATGTATGATGCCGTAAGATTTAGTCATAAAGTTTTTACTCTTTTTCAATTCCTTGAGGAAGAAGAAACAAATATACTTATATGGCTTGATGGAGATAGCCGAACTCATTCGCCAATTCAAGTTAAAGATATACTAAGTTGGATTCCCACAGATAAGTTTGCAGGATATCTTGCAAGACCTTGGATGTATACCGAAACTGGGTTTCATATATTTAATATGGACCACGAAATAGCTAAACCGTTTTTAAATACTTGGAAAGATTACTATATTCAAGATACAATTTTTAAACTTGATAAGTGGACTGATTGTCATACTTACGACGCGGCTAAGTTACAATTTGATGATAGGCATTGGCACAATTTAAGTCCTGACGTAAAAAGCAATCATCCATTTATTAATGGTCCGCTTGGAGAGTTTATGGATCATATGAAAGGTCCACGGAAAAGAAAAGGCACAAGCCACAGAAAAGATTTAGTGGTTCAAAGGGAACATAAATATTGGAATAACGTAAGATGATATATGTTTTTTTAACAGGAAAACAAGAGCAAGATCGTTATTTAAAACAAGTAGCGATCGGAATAGGTGGAAAACTTGTATATACAAGACAATTTTTATCTATTATTGAAAAAAGGCCTGGCATGCCAAGAAAGGTAAAGTCTAAAAAATTGTATGATGCAACAGGTTTAGTTTTTGCAGGAATCCTCCGTGGAAATTATCATATATTAAAATCGGCGCTTACAAATAATATTCCATTTTACTATATAGACCATGCATATTTTAATGCGGGATACGGAAAACCACATTGGATGCGAATTACAAAAAACGGATTTTGTCAAAATCAAATTTTACCTAATGCCAATTCAGATAGGTTTAATTCAAATTTTTCTTTAGAATTTAATGATTATAATTTTAAACAAAAGAAAAATATTTTAGTTTTTCCACCTAGTAATTCTACCGCTCGTGTTTTTGATGATACAAATTGGGAAACAATTATTACGAAAAAAATAAAACAGCATACAGATAGACCAATTGTTGTAAGAAGAAAAAACGGTCCTATCATGGACGATATGATGTTATTACAAAAGGACAAAGAAAAATATATTTATGATGAAACGCTTGACCAGGCATTAAATAAAGCTTACTGTGTTGTTACTTATAATAGCGCCGTAGCGTTAACTGCACTTCAAAGAGGCATACCTGTTATATGTGAAAAGTTTTGTCCAGCTTACCCTTTATCACACAATATAAGTGAAATAGAAAATTTAATAGAAAAAGATCGGCTTCCTCTTTTTTCAAGTCTTGCACACGGACAATATAAAATGAAAGAAGCCGCCGACCCAAGAACTTATAAATTCATAAATAGCTCTATACAATGGAAAGGATCTCTTAAATAATGAAATATGTGATTGATATTGACGGTACTATCTGTAAAGAAGTGCTTTTGCCAAACGGTAAAAAAGATTATAGTAAACACGAGCCAATGATGGATCGTATAGCTAAAGTAAATAAATTATACGACGCAGGTCATGAAATTAAATATATGACTGCGCGGGGTGCGGTAAGTAAAGTTGATTATTACGAATTAACTAAAAATCAATTAGATGAATGGGGCGCAAAATACCATGAATTAAGTGTTGGTAAAAAAGAACACTATGATGTTTGGATTGACGATAAAGCCTTTTGGAGTGAAAATTTCTTCCGTGAAACAGGAGAAACTTATGAGTAATATTGAAATTAGTACAAACCCTTCAGGACGGTCGCCTGAAAATAAGTATTTTTTTGGAAGCAAAGCACATGAAGCTTTAGATTTATCTAGACCAAAATACAATAAAATTGGTAACGAAATGGATTACCAAGTAATGCATATGCGTATGGATCTAATGGACTATAATCATAATTTAGTTTTCTATACCTCAGATATGTGTTTCCGTGTTAAAACAAACGATGATAGACACGCACAGTTTGTTCGTAATATGTTCACAGTTGTAGATGATCCTCTTAATCACACTGCTGATTGGACAATAATACACAATACAGAAATGAAAGTTGATGAACCGTACATTTATGTTCATTTAGACGAGCAAGTGATGTTAATTGGTGGCACTACTTTTCTTGGAGAAATTAAGAAAGGTGTATTTGGAATTATTTCTTTTGAAACACCTCCAAAAAATATTTTACCAATGCATTGCAGTGCTTTCACATTTGATAATACAACAAACCTTATGTTTGGTTTAAGTGGTACAGGTAAGACAACTCTTAGTAGCGATCCTGACTATCAACTTATCAGTGATGACGAAGTATTATGGAATCATAACGGCATTCAAATGGTTGAAACAGGCTGTTATGCAAAATCAGAAGGTCTTACACCAGAAACTCATAAAACAATTTTTGATGCTGTTGAATTAGCTCGTAGCCGTGAAACTTTAGTAATTGAAAATCCTGGGTTATCAAATGCACGTTTAAGTTATCCTATTAATTGTGTAGAAAATGCATATCATGAGCCACAGCAATTTAATCATCCAGATAATATATTCTTTTTAACTATGGATGCAAAAGGAGTGTTTCCACCTTCAAGTAAAATAAGTGGAGAAACAATAAGACGGTTTTTTGAAACCGGATATACAAGTCAAATGCCAGGTACTGAAGCTGGCTCCGAAGAAATAAAACCATTATTTAGTCCGTGTTATGGATCTCCTTTTATGCCGCGTAAAATAAGTGAATATAGTGACTTATTAATGCAAAAGATAAAAGAAAATAATTGTAATGTGTATTTAATTAATACAGGAATGGATATGTCAGGCCAAAGATTTGATTTAGACTTTACAAGAAAATGTATTAAGTCCGCGATTGAATTAGATGTGGCGGATGACAGCGAAAATGTGTTAAAAACACTTGAAGATTTAATTAAAGGATGAAATAAAATGACTACATTTATTGCAGCGATGGATCATAGTGGCGGTTCTACAGGCGGCGTTTTAGATCGTTATGAACAACCTTATACTGAACAAAATAAAATGGATCTTGTTCATAAGATGAGGTTGCGTATGGTGCAATCACCAGATTTTATAAGTGACAATATTAGAGCAGCCATACTTTATAAAGATACAGTTGAAAGAGGTATGGTACCAATATTAAAAACAAAAGGTATTAAATCATATCTAAAAATAGATAGTGGGTGTGAAGGAAACGGTTCTTTAAAAACATTTGATTGGAAAGAGATGTGTGACTTTGCTATTCAAAACAATTGTGTTGGAACAAAAATGCGAAGTATTGTAAAAAATATAGATCAAATGGATATGATATTAGAACAGCAATTTTCTTTAGCTGAAGGAATTAACAATAAAGGATTAATGCCAATTGTTGAACCAGAAATTCCAATTGACCATTATCAAAAACAAAAAGTAGAAGACTTATTACTTAAGAAGTTATCAGAATATTTAGATCAATTTAAAGGGAAGTGTACACTTAAACTTACTTTACCAGAACAGCCAAATTTTTATAAAGATATTATGAAGCATGATAAAGTACATAGTGTCGTTGGTTTAAGTGGAGGCTATAGTACTAAAGAAGCATGTGAAAGATTATCTAAACAAGACGGCATGTCTGCCAGTTTTAGTAGAGCATTAAGCGAAGGTTTATACGCGCATCAGCAAGGAACTGAATTTAATTACGCTATTGCTAAAAACATTCATATGATTAAAGAGGCAAGTAAATGAAATATAGATTGGCGAGCGATACTTGGGGATCGGAAGAAGTTGATGCAATTCAACGCGTAATTGAAAGCGGCCGTTATACTATGGGTGAACAAGTAAAAGCTTTTGAAGAACAGTTTGCTCAATTCTTTGATAGCAATTATGCTGTTATGACAAATAGTGGTAGCAGCGCAAACCTAATTACGATTGCATCTTTAGCGCTTAATCCAAAATATAAAAATAAAGGAAATATTATTGTTCCTGCAGTTAGTTGGAGCACAACTTATTTTCCTGTACACCAATGGGGATATAAACTTCGTTTTGTTGATGTTGATCCTTATACATTTAACATAGATGTGAATAAAGTTGAAGAAGCTATTGACGAAGATACGGCCGCAATCTTTACTGTAAATTTGTTAGGAAATTCATCAAATCTTCACGATTTAAAAATGTTGTGTGATAAGCATGATATCATTCTTCTTGAAGATAATTGTGAAAGTTTAGGAGCCTCAACTGAATATAACTTTAAATGTGGATCTGTTGGTGAAATGGGTACGTTTAGTTTCTTCTTTAGTCATCATATGCAAACAATGGAAGGTGGCATGGTTTTAACGGATGATCCGCTTACATATGAATATTTAAAAAGTTTACGTGCTCATGGTTGGATACGAGATATGGCAGACGATAGTCCATTATATAAAAAATCAGGTGATCCGTTTGAAGATAGTTTTAAGTTCATACTCCCGGGATACTGTGTACGCCCTTTAGAAATGAGTGGTGCAATTGGACAGGAACAATTAAAGAAGTGGCCTGATATGTTGCTCGGTCGACGCAAAAATGCGTGGCATGCAGTAGAATCATTTCAAAAAATATCAGGAGTAAGATTACAAAAAGAAATTGGTATAAGCAGTTGGTTTGGTTTTGGGCTTGTTCTTCAAGATCATTTAAAAGGAAGGCGCAAAGAAGTAATTAATATTCTTACACATTGCGGCGTAGAAACAAGACCTATTGTTGCTGGCAACTTTATGAAGAACCCAGTTATAGATAGATTAAATTGGGATAGCGTAGGAACATTCGAAGCCGCTGACGATCTTCACGAAAATGGTTTTTTTATTGGAAACGATTCAATAAGTCTTCATAATGAAATAAACATGGTATCAGATATAATTGGAAATATAAAATGAAAACAGCTTTAATTACAGGTTTTCCAGGACAAGACGCCTGTTATCTTGCAAAACTACTTTTAGAAAAAGGATATAATGTTCATGGAGTAGTAAAAAGATATACTAGTCCTAATTGGTCAAATATGGAATATTTAAATCTTTTTGAAATGGGATTAAAGACTCACATAGGTGATGTTACTGATATGTGTAGTCTAATGGATATTATGGAAATTGTAGAACCTGATGAGTTTTATAATTTAGCAGCTCAAAGCTTTGTTGGAGGATCGTGGCGTCTTGCATATGTAACTACTCATGTTGACGCTATAGGTCCTCTCAATTGTCTTGAAGCAATACGTCGTGTCAAACCTTCTTGTAAGTTTTATCAAGCCGCGACGTCTGAAATGTTTGGAAACAGCAATACAAACGGCAGACAAACAGAAGAGACTCCGTTTGAGCCTGCAAGTCCGTATGGTGTTGCTAAATTATACGGTTTCCATATAACAAAGAATTACAGAGAAAGCTATAATATGCATGCTTGCTCGGGTATTTTGTTTAATCACGAGTCACCTATTCGCGGTATTGAATTTGTATCAAGAAAGATTACCGACGGCGTTGCAAGGATAGTAAAAGGAATATCTGATAAAATTGTATTAGGTAATTTAGATGCCGAAAGGGATTGGGGTCATGCAGAAGATTATGTATTTGCACAATGGCTTATGCTACAACATCAAACTCCAGAAGACTTTATTATTGCGACAGGAATAAAACATAGCGTTAGAGAGATGTGTGAACTGGCGTTTAAAGTGGCAGGTATAAAAAATTGGGAACAATATGTTATATCTGATAAAGAATTTGAAAGACCAAACGAATTACACAGTTTACATGCCGACTCAAGTAAAGCAAAAAAAGTATTAGGATGGGCGCCAAATTATACATTTGAATTAATGATGCACGAAATGGTTGTTGAAGATATAAAAAGATACGAAAGCACAAAATGAAAATAGTCATCACAGGACATACTAGTGGTCTTGGAAAATCTTTATATCAAAAGTTTTCAAAAGATCATGAAGTAATAGGATTAAGTAGATCAAACGGATATGATTTAAGCTTTAATCTCGATCCTTTCTTTAAACAAGAATTTGATATTTTTATTAATAATGCTTATCATAAGTATTCACAGATTGATATTTTATATGAATTATTTAATAGAAATAAATATAAAAGTTGCACAATTATTAATGTTGGAAGTGTTAGCGCAGACGGAAACAAAGACACAATTAATAAATATGCAATTCACAAATCTTCACTCGAAAAGGCATGTACTCAGCTGCAGCTAATAGATTCTGAATGCAAGATTGTTCATTTAAAATTAGGAAGAATGAATACTCCGATGACTGACCACAGAAGAGAATATCCTCGAATGGATACTGACTACATTGCTGATACTGTTGAGTGGATTATAAAACAACCAAAAAATATTTTAGTAAAAAACTTAACTTTAGATATTATGCATAGTAGAAGGAAATCCATATCATGATACCGATTTTTATAGGATATGATAAAAGAGAGGCAGCTGCATATCATGTATGTGCAAATTCAATTATAAGAAATGCAACATCTCCTATTAGTTTAAACCCTTTATCACTTAACCTGTTAAAAGGATACGAGGAAAAGCACTCCGATGGTAGTAACCACTTTATATATAGTAGGTTTCTTATTCCGCATCTTATGGGATATAAAGGATGGGCTATCTTCATGGATGGTGATATGATTTTACGTGATGATATAACAAAGCTTTGGGATATGCGAGATGAATCAAAAGCTGTTATGGTTGTAAAGCACGATTATAAAACTCGTATGACTGAAAAATATTTAGGATCAAAAAATGAAAATTATCCTCGTAAGAATTGGTCAAGCGTAATATTGTGGAATTGTGGTCATGAAGAAAATCGTATTGTAACTACTGATTTCGTTTCAAATGCAACAGGCGCGCAAGTACATAGATTTACTTGGTTAGAAGATAGCTTAATTGGCGAATTACCTATTGAATGGAATTGGCTTCCTGATGAATTTGGAAAAAATGAAGATGCAAAATTATTACACTTTACGTTAGGTACTCCCTGTTTCCATGATTTTGCAGATTCGCCAATGGCTGAAGAATGGCACCGTGAAAGAATATATACAGATTATAGTCAACAGCACGGTCTGTAAATATGAAAGAAGTTTTCGAAGGGAAAACAGTTTCCGTAGTTGGAAACGCAAGAAGCCTTTTTAATTCGACACACGGCAAAGATATAGATTCTGCTGATGTGGTTTGTAGAATTAAAAGAGGCTTCTTTATGCTAAATGATACCACTGATATAATATCTCACGGACAAAGAACTGACGTATGGTTTCTTAATTGGTTTAAAACTATGAATCCAACAAAAGTTACAAATAAACGCTGTGATCATGTTGTTGAAATTCTTCACAATAAAGAGATAGATTTAGAATTTTTACAAAGAGAGTTGGGCCACCATAGACCATCTACAGGTTTAAGGATATTGCATTTTATTTCTTTATATAATCCAAAGAAAGTTAAAGTATATGGATTTGATTGGAAAAGCACTCCATCTTTTCATGATAATAAATTAGAAGATGAACGCCATGATTTTAGGCTTGAAAAAAAATATTGTCATATGAGATGGTTCAATAATAAAAAATCACAATACGAGTTAATAAAATGAAGAGTTGGTTTGCAGGAAAAACAGTAGCTGTAATTGGTAATGCTATATCTTTATTTGATAAAAATTATGGGCAAGAAATAGATAACCACGATGTTGTGTTACGAATGAACAAAGCCGCAATATTGTATACTCGTAAAGATGCGTATACAAGTCATGGTACAAAAACTGATATATGGGTATTTTGGAACACAGCTGAATATAAAGCTATGTTTAAAGATATTCCAAAACACGTGAAAAAAATGCACGCTGGTCATCAAGGCAGGACACCTAATAATTTACATCTTGTTGACTTTGTATATCCTGATCATGGATTATATCGTGAATTAAAAAGAAAAGCTGGCAAGCATAATAATCCTACAACAGGTCTTATTACGCTTGATTATATATCACATTGTGAACCTTTACATGTTGATGTGTATGGATTTGATTGGAAAGAAACAGCCACTTTTACAGATCCTGAGAAAAAACGTGAAAGAATATGCCCACACGATTATGAAACAGAAAAAGAGTATTGTATGAAAACTTTCTTCTCTAAAGAAAACTATACTTTAAAGACCTAAATATTATAAATAAAAGAAAAACTGTCTGCCTGGAGAAAAACATGGCTAAAGAAAAAGATGATTCTTCAAAGAAAAAGAAAATTAAAGGCTTTAAAGAATTTGATCCTTCTCAATATATTGAATTAGAACCAGTAATTGCAGAGGCCGCGCGCGGAGACACGGCTGTAGTTTCATGGGGTAGAATGAACCCAATTACTACAGGCCACGAAAAACTTATCAATGCCGTTATGAACATTGCTAAAACAGAGAAAGCTTCTCCGTCAATATTTCTTACACATTCTCAAGATAATAATAAAAATCCTTTATCATATGAAGATAAAATTAAATATGCACAGAAAGCGTTTGGATCTATTATTACGAAATCAAAAGCAAAAACTATTATTGAGCTAATGAAAGAAATGGCAAGACTTTATAAAAATATAATTGTCGTTGTTGGATCTGATAGAGTAAAAGAATTTGAAACTCTTTTAAATAAATATAACGGAAAAGAATATAAATTTAATAATATTCAAATAATTTCTGCCGGCGAAAGAGATCCTGATGCAGAAGGTGTTTCAGGTATGTCAGCTTCAAAAATGAGAGAATACGCCTCAAGCAATGACTTAAACAATTTTACTAAAGGTCTTCCTAAAAAATTAAAATCAAGTGCGGAGCAAATAATGTCAGACGTAAGAAAAGGTATGAATGAAGAATCAATCAATGAGGAAGAAGATCTTCATGAAAAAGAACCGCGATCTATTGCACACCGCCGAGCGCTGCGTATGTTATTGAAACGTATAAAAACTAGAATTAAAATTGGTCGTGAGCGCGCAAAAAGAAAAATGGCTTCAAAAGAAAAATTGCAAAAAAGAGCGCGGAGAAAAGCTTTAGAATTTATACGTGATCGCCTTTCAAAGCAAAAGAAATATAAAGATATGACTCCGTCTGAAAAAATTGCACTTGATAGAAGGGTAAGTAAAATTAACCCTAGAACATTAGATCGTATTGCTTTAAGATTATTTCCTAAAGTTAGAGCTGCCGAAAAAGAAAGATTAGCAAAAGCGTTAAGCCAGAAAAAAGAAAATGCAAACGAAATGTTTGAGTCTTTTTTATTAGAAAGAGATACAACGAGTAGCAAGCCACAAGATCCTGACGTAAAGGATAGACCTGGTTCTCAACCAAAAGGATATTACAAAGGAGTTGCAAAGGATAAAAAAGATGCACGTGCAGCTCACTTTGAACGCGGCGCAAAAATGGACGATGATAATCCTGCGGCATATAAACCGGCTCCTGGCGATAAAGAAGCAAAAACTAAACCTTCCGTGCACACCAAAAAATTTAAAGATATGTTTGGTGAAATGAATGAAGCTTATAAAGCAGATATGACCGCTCGTAAGAGACCTCATATGGCACTTGAAAAGAATGGATCTGTTAAAATAGATAAAAGGTTTAAGATTTTTAAACCAAAAGATATCCAAGAAGCAAATGAATCTGAATTAGAAGATATTATCCGTTTAATGGAAGAAACGGAAGTATTAGTTGAAAGTAATGCAAAAGCAGCACTTCAAGCAAAAGCTGAAAAATCAGGTATGCCATATTCTGTTTTAAAACAAGTTTATGATCGTGGAGTTGCGGCATGGAGAACAGGTCACCGCCCAGGAACAAATCCACATCAGTGGGGATTGGCAAGAGTTAATTCGTTTGCTACTAAATCATCAGGTACGTGGGGTAAGGCTGATAAAGACCTTGCCGATAAGGTTCGTAAAGAAGAAGTTGAACTTGATGAGGACTTAGCTGCCGACCTTAGACGTGAAAGAGAAAAACAAGCTAGAAATAAAGCACGGACAGCAACAGCCAAAACAGAAATTGATAGAAATAAGGCAACTGATAAACTTCATAAAATGGGTC